TCACGAGTGACAGAGTCCGCCGCAAACTATGGTTTTAGACTCACTGTACAAACATACCGTTTTTATCTCATCGCCACCAAATCGATTTGTTAATAAATCTTTGGTGTCAGTGCGCATATAATTTATCAAGTTACCTATATGCGCACGCACGCAAGAAAACTTGCGTGTTTTCAAATACATTCTTTAACTATCGTTAAATGTATTTAGCTCGGTGTGATGTCGATTCGGGGAATCGCCGAGGTCGCAATTTTTACCATTTTATCGGTCTGCATTCGTTCGCTGCGCTACCTCATTTCTACCGAAAAAATGCCAAAAACCACTCGCAACGACAAAAGCCCGTGTCCAAACGCATGGGCACGGGCAAAAGGTCAGCAATACTTTAAAACGTAAGATTGTGAGCTTTATTCAGAAGTACTCGCAGGCTCAGCCTTCGGATCTTCTTTTGGTTCTTCTTTTGACTTCTCAGGCTCTTTCTTCTCTTGAATCTTTACTTGATACTTAGAACGGAGTTCCTCGCTCATTTGGGCGTAATCAGCCAAATCGAAGTCTCCACGCTCAGTGGGTAGATCATCATCGAAATCTTGATCCTTGTCAGGATACTCACCACTATTGGGTCCAGACGAGACAGGCATTCCCATAGCAAGACGGTAGATCAACTCACGAATCGTATAAGCGTCAGAAGGCTCTACCAACAATTCCTCACTCACTTCTTCTTGAATAACTTCCGGAGGAAGATCAGGATAATTATAAGGGGTAATAAACATAATCCTAAAACAATAAAAAATTCACCAATAAAAAATTCGAACATAACATTACAACATTGGAGTACCATACTTCGGCATCAGACGAAGAGCTTTGACATCTTGATACAGCTGAATCCAATACTTGTCATCAGAGGTCTCCGCAGTGGCGAATACACGGTTACTCGGGTTACACTCAACAAAAGTAGTATTTAAATTCGGACTTTCGGAAAAAATACGATTCAAATGCCAAAAAGCCATGTTTCCACGAAAATCGCCGTGAACCTCATTCATTGAATATTTATACTCGGCATAGCGAGGCGTATAACCGAAAGTTCCGTTATTGCTGGCGGGAGTTTGCTGCAAATAAACCTCCTCGTTCTTAATCTCCTGCTCGCCAAGATGAGCGAACTCGGGAAAATAGAAGTCCATATTGTCAAATTTACGGAAATCCTTCGGAACACCTTGCTGATATCCGGTGCGAGGACGAATAGACATAATACCGATGATATATCCATGCTCCTCAAAGTAACGCTTAAAGCCATGATTAACGCCAGCGGAAATACCATGTCCGGCCATATTCGCCTGCGGACTGATAGAATCAGTAGAGGATGTCTGGAGAACCTCGGAAACGGAAATGGGTGTACGACCACCGCCTAAGAATTGAGGACGTTGTAAACGAGCGTCAGAACTACGCACGCCAAAGTGTGACAAGATCTGCTCAATATAACGAGAACCGGAACGGGCGTTGCGTTCAAACCAACGCTGTAAGGCATTCGAGGTACGAAGATCATTAATACTAACACCTAGCTCATCTACGTTGACTTGAAAATTGTCCGGTTCAAGATAAGCGCCATCAGTACCTCCAGCTATAAGCGCACCACCGACAAGCTGCATCGCACCAGCGGGACGATTAGAGGTTCCGGGCATACGATACGTGTCAGCATGAGCATCATTTTTTAAAGTTACATCCAAATTACCTCCAGAACCTTGAATAGGCACGGTAACCTCGGGACCACGTTGCACCCAAGGAAGAGCAGAGGTAAAATAGTCTTTTTCCCACGCGCGACGGCGAAGGGTCAATAACCTTATAACCTCATCAGCACTAAGAACAATACCGCTATTCAAAGAAAACTCAATAGGTTTCGTTAAATTCTGATCTCGATAATACTCGGTATAAATCAATTGATACGCACGGAAAGGAAGGGCAGACACCTGATATCCGACGGGAGGCATAACGCTGTTAGGAGAACGATCCGGAAAAGCTACATTATTAAAACCACCAATAGTCGGTAATCCTAGATAATCCCATAGTGAGCCATCATCCAATAAAGCGGCGGCCGACGTAGGATTCACCCAATCGGGACGAAGGGCAATCTTTGGAAAGACAGGCGTATCAGTACCATCAACACCTTTCGTAATAAAATCCTCCCATTGATTCCAAAGGAGGCGATTGGGAACAAAGAAATAATGAGTGAACACATCCACTCGATGCATCATGGGAGCGACCAGCGGAGCCAAACGAACCAGCATTTCCGTATTGACACGGAACTTATCACCGGGTACGACAGGTTTACACATGATAGGAACCAACTCGCCAGCGTTCGCTGTTAACTTATTCTCATAAGAAAGATTAAAAACATTACGTCTAGGACGTTTTAATTTAACGGAATTAAAAATATTAGCCATTACTTTAATTTTAATTTTTCCTCGGCACGTCTCTCATAATCCAGCTTACTCTCTGTCTCAAGCTGATCGGCGATATAACGCAACCGGGGACTCGTGTTAATATAATGATGCCATTCTTGCTGCATCCGATTGATAAAGAAAGCCTCACGAAGCTCTTTTAGGTATTCCTTCATATCATCATCGTAAAGCTTATCGGCATAGTAGCGAGGCATAGCCATTCGCATACCATTGAAAGCCCGGACGTAATCACGGGGATGAAGACGATAGAAATCCAATATTTGCTCACGTAAGAAATGATAGCCGATTCCGGGGATCCGAGAACACAACATAAAAGGTTGATACTCCTTTATACCTTTAAGGATCTCGGGAACCATGCTTTTCTCGTACATATACTTCGTGACATAAGCGATCTCTTTCGTAGTGAGTGGATGGGCCTGTACAAAGCCATTCTTCCAACACTCGGCGAGAAGATCGCCACCATGCTTACCAGTAAAGGGGAAGCCGAACAATATCATATGATAATGCGGACGGCCACCTTGGGAACCATATTCAGAGGTCAAGAAATAACGCAAACGGTATTGATCATACTTCTTGCGAAGACGCTTCATGAACAACTGAATATCACGCTTAGATACAACGCCAACCGTGGACTTGAACAAATCCTCTCCGATTATAGCGGTGGGTATATGCTCATCATCATAGGTAAGGGTAACGAACAAAGAAAAGGGATACTCATCCGCCTCGGCTTGCAATCGGTAAACCCATGATTGACGCTTATTTTTCCGACAGTTCACGCACCGACCGCAGGGAACGGCGCCACGGTCGGGTAAATGAATACGATGAAGACACTCCATTATCTAAACCTACGAGCGAAACGTTTCATACGACCAAAGCGGCGAGCACGACGGCCAAATCTTCTTCTTCTCATGATTTTAAAGCTTTAGGTGTATCATCATCCTTGCCAAACACTGATTGGATAGCGTCTATCAACGCTAACGCAACTTGAATAAATACTTTCCAGAACGGTTTCATAATCTTATTCCTCCTCTACTTAAACGATAACTACGAATACGGCGTTTACGGGAACGACCGAGAAAACCTCTTCTTCTTCTTCTTCTCATAATGTAAATTATTTGGGATTAAACAAACGATCGTAGCGAGCACGATCTCTAAGCGACATTTCTAAACGTTGAGCAAAATCACGAAGAAAGCCAAGAGTAGAAGTATTCTTACCAAAAACACGTTCTATCTCGTTGCGAAAAGAATTAATATCATAACTCTGCTGAAATTGACGAACAATTTGAAGAGCCTTTAAATATTCTTGATTACTCAACTTAATCTTATTATCAAACAAAGCCTTATCAAGCTCATATTGAATAACCTCACGATTAGCTTTCGTCCAACCTTGAGAGGCGCCAGCTTGTTTTTGATTCATATCGGCGATAGCAGACGAAACGGAAACATCCTTAAGCTCTTTCGCCATATTCAAATCAAACTCGGAACGAGAGGTAGAAGCAGCTATATTCGCTTGTTTCGTTGCTTCTGTAGCAGTTTGTTGACGAATGAGGCTATTTTGCGCTTCCATGTTATCAACTTGCGCCTTAGCAGTACGATAAGCAAGAAACTGGGAAATAGCATCAGAAATGCCAAGATTCCAACCTCGGTAAGCTTGCATAGTCGGAGCGTTGAATTTAGCAGGTTCATATTGCGGAGTTGAACCAGAGCTATTACCAGCAACACCGTTGCCGTAGACAAGGTTAGGATTAAGCCCAGCGGCACGAATACGAGCCATTTGTTGAGTTGGAGAATTGTATTCATTCTGTAAGTTCCACATGTTTAGAGAACGCTGGTAAGCCTTCTCGTTTTCTTGCTGTTGCCATTGCGCTTGATACTTAGCGATCTCCATGTTAGCCTTATTGGTATCTCGCACCGCCTTGTTATTCATAGCGGAAGAACCAATACCTCCAAGGAGAGAGCCAACGCCAGAGATTATACCACCAACGATGCTCATAACGAACGGATTGTGTAGTAATTAACAACATCCGGGTTATAGCGATTTACGAACCGCTGAACATTCTTGTGAACCCGAGAAGCAAGACTATAAAACTCTATTTCTACTAGTTGTTCTACCGTAGTAAGAGAAATTGTTAATTTGTAACGCTTAAAACCCATAATATCAAATGTTTAAAAGTTAATAACTAGAGTCCGCCGCAGACTCTAGTTCCACGATATCCACCATCATAGCTGATTTCATGGTTGATAGCATCTGGCGATCCATATAGTTCAGTAAGGCGACAACCCATAGTAAACCGACTACGATCCAAGGATATAATTTCTTATTTTTCATTTGATTGAGGAAAATAAAAAGGAAAACAAAGCCTTAGAAACATCAGGAGCCACGGTTGTGACCCCTGATGTCAATTGACCAATTTTCAGTATTTTAGATAAAGTTATTTAGAAAGAATTTCGTCGCAGAGTAAACTACATTTGAGAAGCATTCTAGGAATGTGGAACGGACCTTTGAATAGATTGCCTTTGGCAGATTGAGAGACACTACCATCGAAGTGTAGGTAGCCATACCATTCCCCATATTCTTTGTCGGGGAGATGATTAAATGTGTAATCGTTTATTAGTTTGTGCATTTCGAGATATTTGGCGTCGCCAGTCGCTTGGTAGGCGTAAAGCGTAGCGATAACCGCCTC